ATAATCCAAATGGCCGCAAGAACAAAGAAGATCAGGCACGACGAAGAAACCCGAGCGAAGATCCAAACCAGTCAGTTGGTAAATCGCTTGCAGGATCACGTACTTGGTAAAGTCGATTTGAAACCAACTCAGGTTGCTGCAGGGCTTGGCCTTTTGCGCAAAACTATTCCCGATCTTTCTCAGGCCGACAACAAGACAGAAGTTCTGCATCGCTATGTAGCGCGCCTTCCAAACAAGGCTGAAACCTCAGACACATGGCAGCAACAGAACGCGCCGAAGATTCCGACTATACAGTAATCTGGGAAGCTCAGCCCGGCCCCCAGACTGCACTGATCTCATGCCCTGTATTCGAGGTGTTTTTCGGCGGGGCACGAGGCGGCGGCAAGACTGACGGTGTTCTGGGGGACTTTCTGGAGCATGCTGACACTTACGGCGAGCATGCCATTGGCCTAATGATCCGCCGGCAACGGACGGAACTGATCGAGACGATTGAGCGCAGCCGGTCGATTTACAGTCCGCTTGGCTGGACCTATCACGAGCAGGAGAAGATGTGGCGGGCGCCGAACGGAGCTCGGCTCAGGTTTGCCTATCTGGAGCGTGACAGCGATGCTGAGGGATACCAGGGCCACAGTTACACGAGATTGTACTTTGAGGAGATCGGAAACTTCCCTTCAGACCGCCCTATCCTTAAGCTCATGGCTACGCTTCGTTCTGGTGCTGGAGTGCCTGTTGGTTTTAGAGCTACTGGCAATCCTGGTGGCCCTGGGCATCAGTGGGTTCGCGCCAGGTACATAGACCCAGCCCCGCTCGGGTTCCAGCTCATCAAGGATGTAGTGAGCGGACTTGAGCGGGTTTATATCCCGAGCCGTGTTCACGACAACAAGTTCCTCGGCGAGAGTTATATTCAGCAGCTCAAGGCGTCGGGCTCGAAAGAGCTGGTCAAGGCGTGGCTTGAGGGCGATTGGTCGGTTATCGAGGGTGCGTTCTTTGACTGTTGGGAGCTTGATAAGCATGTCGTACGACCATTTGAGATACCATCTGACTGGCTGCGATTTCGCGCCGCAGATTGGGGATCAGCCAAACCATTTAGCGTCGGATGGTGGGCAGTCGTGGGTGACGATTTCGCACTACCCAGTGAAGGTGGGGGGCAAGTGGTTCCCAGGGGTGCAATTGTTCGCTACCGCGAATGGTACGGCAAATCAGCCCCAAACACTGGCATCAAGCTCACTGCCGAAGAAGTAGCTCTCGGCATTCTAGCCAAAGAGCAGCCAGGCGAAAAGATCACCTACGGCGTAATCGATCCTGCAGCCTTCGCGGTGGACGGTGGGCCATCCATTGCTGAGCGCATGTCCAAGGTGGGCGTGACGTTCCGCAGGGCTGACAACAAGCGTGTGGCCCAGATGGGCGCCTTGGGTGGCTGGGATCAGATGCGCCAGCGCATGAAGGGCGAAGAAGGCCGCCCGATGATCTATTGCTTCTCAACGTGTGTGGATTCAATACGGACCATTCCTGCCCTGCAACACGATCTGGACAAGCCGGAAGACCTGGACACGGACGGTGAGGACCACGCGGCGGACGAATGGCGATATGCCTGCATGTCGCGACCATATCAGCCGTACAAGGCTGCTCCGAAGAAGCCGGACCAACTGATCTACGAAATCAAGCCTGATGGACGGGTAATGGCGAACATGTCCATTATGGAACTGGTACAGGCAAAAATGCGCAAGAAAGCACGCGATTGACCGAAAATACCGCAACCTACGAAAGCAAGGCGGAAGCGGTACAGGACGAGCAGGATCTTGTGAAGCTGTGGCTTGACCAGATCGAGCGTTCCGGAGCGGATGAGAAGGACTGGCGGGAAGATGCGGAGAAAGCTGAAGATGTTTATCGGTCGAAGGAAGGCTCACGAAACCGTGAGTTTAACATATTCCACGCCAATATTGAGACCCTCGTTCCGGCACTCTACAACTCAACGCCTATTCCTGACGTCAGACGACGATTCGCCGATAAAGACCCTATCGGGAAAGTGGTTTCTGACATCATTGAACGTTCCTTATCATTCGCAGTCGATACGTATGATTTCGATGGAATGATGCATGCGACCATCAAGGACTCGGAGATCACCGATCGGGGTATGGCTCGTGTGCGCTATGTGCCAAAGATTGTTCCTGGAGAAGATGGGGTTGAGAAACTAGTCTACGCCGAGGTGACTTGCGAGCATATCCCTTGGCGAGACTTTCGGCGCGGGCCAGGCCGGTTCTGGAGTGAAGTGCCATGGGAAGCTTTCCGCCACTATCTCTCGAAGGACGAGATCACAAAGCTGATCAGCGGCACCGACATCAACATAGACGACGTACCGCTGAACTATTCCTCCGATGGTTCAACGGACCGGAAGGACAAGGATCCCAAGTCGGACGTATTCAAGCGCGCGATGGTATGGGAAATATGGGACAAGGATTCGAAGAAGATCCTGTTCATCTGCCAAGATTACCATGAGCGGGTTTTAAAGGCCGAGGATGACCCGCTTCAACTGACCAACTTCTTCCCGAATCCTAAACCATTGCAGGCCATTGAACAGACGGCATCGCTGATCCCGGTCACGCCGATGCGGATCTATGAGTCTTTGGTTGACGAGCTGAACACGGTTACCCGTCGCATTACCAAGCTGGTCAAGACGCTTCGCCCTCGGGGTCTGTACGGCGGCAACCCGCTGGATATGAAAGCGGTTGGTGAGGCTGAGGATGGCGAGCTTGTCCCGGCCACGGATTCCATGCAGTTCATGCAGGCAGGCGGGCTTGAGAAGGCCATCCACTGGTATCCGCTTGATCCGACCACGATGGCAATCAAGACGCTGTACGAGCAGCGTGAGGCGATTAAACAGACCATTTATGAGGTTACAGGCATTGCGGACATTCTCCGTGGTGCTACCGACCCTAACGAAACCCTTGGTGCGCAGAATCTTAAGGCGCAGTGGGGCAGTCTGCGTATCCAGCGCCGGCAGTCCGAGGTGGCGCGGTTTGCACGGGAACTGTTTGAGCTGAAGGCCGAGATCATCGCGTCCAAGTTCGATTGGCCGCTGTTGGCCAAGATGACCGGGATCGAGTTGCCGAGCCAGGAGCAGAAGCAGACCGTTCAGGCGCTCATGCAGCAGGTGCAGCAGGCCCAACAGGCAGGTCAGCAGATCCCGCCGCAGATCATGGCACAGGCCGGGAAAGCTCAGGAGATCGTCAGCCAGCCCTCGCAGGAAGAGGTGATGCAGCTTCTGCAGGACGACATCTCTCGGAATTACCGGATTGATGTCGAGAGCGATTCAACCATCCGGAATGACCTATCCCGTAATCAGCAGACGATGAACATGTTCTTGCAGGGCACGGCTCAGTTCGGCCAGGCGATGGGACCGATCATCATGGCTGATGCTTCGATGAAACCGGTTGTGATGGAGATTTACGGGGCGTTTGCACGGCAGTTCAAGCTTGGCCGGCAGGCTGAGGATGCGATCGAAGCTGCGACCGAGCAAGCGCAGAAGACGAAGGACCAACCGCCGCCGCCTGATCCTAAGATCGAGGCCGAGAAGATGAAGGCCGATGTTGCCAAGCAAAAGGCGGACATGGACGCCCAAGCGCAGCAACAGAAGATGCAGTTCGAGCAGCAAAAGGCCCAGATGGACCTTCAAGCCGCGCAGCAGAAGCACGCAATGGAGCTGCAGAAGATGCAGGCCGAGCTGCAGATGCAGCGCGAGGAAATGCAGATCATGCGCGAGAAGCTTGGCATGGAAATGCAGGCTGCACAGCAGAAGGCGGTTATCGATTCCGAGAAGATGGAGCGAGAGACTGCGATGCAGGAACGTTCCGAATCGATGGCCATGGAGGCCTCGGAACACAAGCATGAACTTGGAATTGAAATGATGGACCATAAGGCCAAGATGGCGAAACAGAAACCCAGGAATGGAGCAGCAAAATGAGCGACGATATCTTTGATCAGCCTATGAGCGCGGTCGTTGGCAACGAGGACCACAAGGACGCCAATATCGAGGCTGAAAAGCAGCGGGAAGCCGAGCGTCGAGCGAAGGCTGCTGAGGCCAAGAAGGTAGCCGAAGCAGAAGCTCAAAAGGTAGCCGATGCCAAGAAGGCTGACGAAGATGCCAAGAAGGACGGGCCGGTTGTTCACGGTGAGCATGCCCAGCGGTACGTCAACAAGACCTCCCGCCATAGCGAGCGGTACGAGAATCATCCGTGACCCGATACGTTTTCCGAGGGGGCCAATTCGTTGACCCCTCGACCAATGAACCCATGCCCGTCCCCGATCGGGACGGCGTGGTCATGCCAATGGTTAGGTCAGATATCGAGCCGTATCAGTCCCCGATCGATGGCCGCGTTATAAGTAGTCGGTCGGCCCGGCGTGAAGACCTCGCCCGTAACGGCTGTGTGCCATATGAGCCGATGGGCAATGCCCCGAAGGGCCTGACCAACCCGAAGTTTGCCGCAAAGCATGGCGTGATGCACCTCCTGACCGAGGAAGCGCGCGACAAGCACAAGATTCGTATCCGGAAATAAGGACCACACATGGAAACCGCTACTGACGTGGTTGGCTCAACGCCGGCCCCGAGCGAAAGCCCTGTTGATACTCCAATCACCGAAACCCCCGCTGTAGAGCCGTCGATAGACGATGATCTCAGCAGTATATGGGCCAAGCACAACCCGCCCCGTGAAAACGGGCGCTTTGTGGCAAAGAATCCAGCCGAGAGCGCGCCTGACGCGCCGGCACCAGAAGTTGCAGTCCAAACCGCAGAGACGACGCAAGAACAGGCCAAGCCTGCCATCGATGCGCCGATCTCTTGGGCTGCCGAGCAGAAGGCCAAGTGGGCCACCTTGCCACCCGACACTCAGGCGTACATCGCCCAGCGGGACAAGGAAAGCCACGAAGCAATCTCTCGGGCGGGGCAGCAGATCAAGGCTTTCGAGCCCATCGGCAAAGTCATCGAACAGTTCTCGCACGTCTTCCAGAAGAACGGATTGCAACCTCACGACGGCATTGCCCGCATGATGGCCGTTAACGAAATGCTGGAAAACAACCCGAAAGCTGCCATCGCTGAAATAGCCAAGGCCTACGGGGTCAATCTGCAGGGTGAGACCGAGCAAAATGCCGAACCAAGTTCAGCGCGCGCCGCTGAGCTGGAGGCTGAAGTTGCAAGGATCAAATCCCACCTCACAGAGCAGCACAATAAGCAGGTTAAGGCTGAAAGTGATGCGCTGGCTCGCGAGATCGCCGATTTCGCAAAGGACAAACCGCACTTCGAAAGCGTCCGCAAGGTAATGGCCGGCCTGATGAGTTCAGGTGCGGCAGAAACCATGCAGGACGCCTACGACAAGGCCATCTATGCCGACCCCACCATTCGCCAGAGCCTCCAGGTGGACGCTCAGAAGGCGGCTGAAGACAAGCGCAAGGCAGACGAAGCCGAGCGCGTGGCAAAGGCCAAGAAGGCAGCGGGCGTCAACGTCAAATCCTCCCCTGGTCAATCCAGTCAGGTCAAGACGATGGACGATGATCTTTGGGCAATCGCACGCAAACACTATGGCACATAAGGATTAAGCTAAATGGCTTCACCGAACAGCACGTTCACCGAAATGGTGACCACGACGCTGCGGAACCATGCCCGAAAGTTGGTGGATAACGTCACCCTCAACAACGGGCTGCTCCGCAAGCTCAAGGACAATGGCAACATCGTCACCAAATCCGGTGGCTATGAAATCGTATTCCCGCTGGAATACGCTGAAAACGGCACCTACCAGCGTTACTCTGGCTATGACCAGTTGGACGTTGCGGCATCCGACGTGTTCACTGCGGCGAAATACGACTGGGCACAGGTGGCAATTCACGTCACCGCCTCGGGTCGTGAAATTCGCATGA